CCAACGATTGGGATGAATACAAAAAAGTAGACAATAAAAGGAATAAAAGTTCCAAGAATGAAACTAGGAACATTCGGAAACAAAAGCTATCCGAAAAGAAAAACTTTTTTTCATAAAACTATTGACATTTGGTCAATTCTTTGTTATAATATAATTTGAAATGGAAAAAGAAATGACAAAAATGAACTTTAGAACAGATAAATTAATACTTGTAGACTGTGATGGTGTACTCCTTGATTGGAAATATGCTTTCTACAGCTTTATGGCTGACAAAGGCCATATTATGCAGGTACACGGTCAATATGAAGTGGCCGAGACATTTGGCATTACAAAAGCCGAAGCTAAGAAACTAATCAGACAGTTTAACGAATCTGCAAGAATCGGATATTTACCAGGATTAAGAGATGCAATTAAATATGTCAAAAAATTACATGACGAAGGTTATGTATTTCATTGTATTACTAGTCTCAGTACTGATTACTATGCCGGCAAGTTGAGAGAACAAAATCTTGAAACATTGTTTGGTAAAGGTGTATTTGAGAAAGTAGTTTGCCTTGACTGCGGTGCAGATAAGGACGATGGATTAGCTCCTTATAAAGATAGCGGTTGTATCTGGGTTGAAGATAAACCTGAAAACGCAGAATGCGGTCTGAATCTGGGTCTTAGATCTTATCTGATTGCACACGATTTCAACGATGATTATAACCATCCTGACATAAGAAAAGTTAGGCTTTGGAAAGAAATCTACGAAGAAATTGTATAAATAAAAATATGCAATATAGGATTGGATACTAAATGCCGACATATATCTTTGAAGACACTAACACAGGTGAACAATTTGAAAAGTTCATGTCTATCTCAGCCAGAGAAATCTACCTTCAAGACAACCCACATTTAAAGACTATCATATCCTCAGGGCCAACATTGATTGACAGTGCCCGACTTGGTCGCATGAAACCCGACCAAGGTTTTCGTGATTTACTTTCGTCTATGAAACAAAACAAATCATATACAGGAAACAAAATCAACGACTGGAAGTAATTCTAGAGATTGCCTCTGCGTTGATGACAAAGGAGGTTATTTATGTCAAGACAGCGTCGATTATCACCAAAGGAGCGGAAGTTATTGAAAAGGAAACAAGGAAAAGGAACTTTGGATACAAAATTCTCAATGCGAGATATTTCCCCAATGACAGATACTCAAGAAGATATGTTCGACAGCTATCGTGCTGGATATAATATTGCTGCCATAGGAACGGCAGGCACAGGAAAAACAATGTGCGGATTATATCTTGGTTTAAGTGATATTTTAAATGATGATGATTATGACCAAGTTATAATTGTTCGTTCTGCAGTTCAAACTCGAGAGCAAGGTTTTATGCCTGGCACTCAAGCTCAAAAAGAAGCAGTATATGCAGTACCTTACGCTGATATCGTTAACAATTTATTTGGCAGAGGAGATGCTTGGGAGATACTCAAACAAAAGCATTCTGTTAAATTTATGACATCGTCGTTCGTTCGCGGACTTACATTTGATAATTCTATTATTATTGTAGACGAATGTCAAAGTATGACCTATCACGAACTTGATAGTATCATAACAAGAGTTGGCGATTCTTCAAGAATTATATTTTGTGGTGATACAGCGCAAGATGACCTTGCCGGGAGTAGGAATCGGAATGATACATCCGGTCTTACCGACTTTATTAATGTATTAAAAAGAATGGACCATTCCTTTAAGATAGTTCAATTTGGAATTGAAGATATCGTAAGAAGTGGTTTAGTAAAAGAATATATTATCGCAAAGGAGAAACAATCATATAGGCCGCCTTTAGCAATGACTGCCTAACAAACTAGGAAGGGGATCTTCGGATCCCCAACCTTTATAGGATTATATTATGAAATTATTTGAACACAATTCAGAGGCACCAGTCCTCGAAAAACTTACACGAGCAAATGTAGACGGTAAACGTATTTACCAAACTCCATCAGGTGAAGGTTATCCTTCAGTCACAACAGTATTAGGTATTCTTGGAAAAGAATCTTTAATGGCATGGCGTAAACGAGTTGGAGAAGAAGAAGCAAATCGTATCTCTTCTCAAGCCGCACGTCGTGGAACTGCAGTACACAAACTATGTGAAGATTATTTGGATAACGATCCAGATTATAAAAAGAAACATATGCCTGCGAACATTGATATGTTCAATAAGATGAAACCAATTCTTGATGATAAGATAAATAATATATGGTACCAAGAATGTTTCTTATATTCTAACGAATTACAAACTGCTGGGCAAGTAGATTGTATCGGAGAATGGGAAGGTGAACTTGCTGTTATTGATTTTAAGACATCAAGGAAACTTAAGAAAGAAGAATGGATTCTCAATTATTATATGCAAGTTGCATTCTATGCAAAAGCATTTGAGGAAATGACAGGTACTCAAATTAAAAAAGGTGTTGTCTTTATTGGTGTCGATAATGAAGATCCACAAATCTTCAAGTTTGATACGACTGATTACATTGACCACTTTAAAGCTGTAAGGGAAACATATAAAGAATTATATGAAAAAGAAAAGGTACATAATCTCTGATATTAACATGGGTGTTTTCTTAGGAACATATAACGGATACGACCTAGGAATGGAAGATGATGGTAGAATATATGCATGCTTTGCTGCGAACAATCCTTTTGGCTTAACTACATGTTGCTCATTTAAAACTGAACGTGCAGCTCATCATTATATAACTGATATGTTTCCTCTAAGAAAGCAAAGACAGCTTTCAACACTTGAAGTTGAAACAGAGTCAGAATTTCCTACTGTTGTTGACATAATCAAGTCAGGTCATGGAGAAGAAACATTTGATATGATAGATGGATTAGTTGCTGAAGGCAGCCAAGTAATACATTAATAATAAATATCTATTGACATCATAAAGAAAATAGATTAAAATAGCTCAATTATGATTAAAGATACAAAATTAATTCAAGAAGCGTTAATGTTGGCCATTCGTGCACACGATGGTCAAAGACGGAAGTATACAGGAGAACCTTACTCCATGCATCCTATTGGCGTTTCAAAAATAGTAGAGACAGTAGAACATACTCCTGAGATGATTGCTGCTGCTTTACTTCACGACGTAGTTGAAGATACTCCTGTTACATTTAGAGAAATCAAAGATACATTTGGTACCACAGTAGCAGAATATGTTCACTATTGCACAAACGTTTCCGAAAAGGAAGATGGGAACCGTGCGTTCCGCAAAAAAATGGATGCTGACCATTTTGCTCTAGGACCTGCTGAAAGTCAAACGATAAAAGTTGCCGACTTAATTCACAACAGTCAAACTATTATTCCACATGACCAAAAGTTCTTCCATAAAGCATATAAGTATGAAAAACAATATATGATGGATGTTTTAACGAAGGCAGACCCAATCCTTAAAGGTCAAGCGCAATCAATGCTTGACGAATCCTGGGATCCAGTTAAATAACGACTGGATCTCCTTATTCCTTTTAGTTCTATCCATATTCCAAAATAATTCATTTTTTCTCATAAAAACTATTGACATTCGTTATGAGATGGTGTATAATAGTTGTATAAAATGAAAAAAGGAAAGGAAATTATGACTAAATTTGACAAGAACCAATTTACCTGGGATGGTATGTATTTAATGTATAGAGGCGATTATGTCGGTTCTAAAACAATGGATGAAGTACATCCTGACTGTCACCCTTCTTGGGTCGGTAAAGTAAAGCCTGCATTTATTGCTAGGAATAAGTATGGATCATTTCCCTACAAGTCATGGATTAATTGTCTAGTTGATAACTATACTGTTGAGGAATACCTTAAAGTTTCAAACGAACTATCTCCTAGAGAAGCAGTTAACCTTGTTGGATACTCTGGTAGAGGTAGGTATAACAAAAACGCAAATTTTGTGAAAAAAGTTGCTTAAAACTATTGACATTCGTTATGAGATAGAGTATAATAGTTGTATAAATTATGGAAAAGGTGGAAAATATGAATTATATCGTTAAACAAATTCAGATCCCAGAATCTGAAAAAGAATACCCAAACCTTTATGGTTGGGGTGGAGCTGAGGAGAAATCACCAGCTTGGAAAGCAAAGCTCGAAACTATGCACTTCAGTGAAGAAGATACTTTCGACATAAACAGTCTTCCCTTCTACAAAGACTGCTTTGAGGTTCAAGCGCAAAGCTTGGATCATGTATTTAGAATCACTAACCTATGGGATGAACCTGACGCAGTGTTCACAATCCAACCTGGTCACAGTACTTCAGTCGGTGATATCATCGTAGAGAAGGACACAGGAGATCATTACATGGTCTGTGACTTTGGTTTCAAGCTACTAGGAATTACAGGAGTAATGTCAAATGTCGCTTAATGAATATTTTGAATTTTTGGATGCTCTGAGGGAGTCAGGAACTATTAATATGTTCGGCGCTCCTAAAGTGCTTCAAGATGAGTTTGGTTTGAGCAAAGGAGAGTCCTACGAGATCTTCAAAGCTTGGACTGAGAATTTTAATAACTAATGAATGGAAAAGGAGTATAACTATGGCACATGAATTAGAAATGGTAAACGGTGTAGCCGCAATGGCATATCGTGAAAGTAAAGGAATCCCTTGGCACGGTCTAGGTGTTCCGGTATCGGATGATATGACTCCGATAGAAATGATGAAAGCTGCTAATCTTGATTGGACAGTTTCAAAGCAAAAATCTTTCATTGAACTTAACGGTGAAAAGATTGAGACAGGTCAAGAAGCCTTAGTCAGAGACACTGACGGCAAAATCTTGACGAATGTTTCAGGTAACTGGAAACCCTGTCAAAACTTGGAAGCTTTTGAATTCTTTAATGAATTCGTTGCTAACGGTGACATGGTCATGGATACTGCAGGGTCATTGAAAGATGGTCAAATGGTATTCGCAGCCGCTGATGTCAAAGATGGTTTTTCCTTATTTAATGGTGATGAAGTAAAAGGTTATCTTTTGTTCTCTAATCCTCATGTATATGGAAAATCTATTGATGTCAAGTTCATTATGACAAGAGTTGTATGTAATAACACATTGTCTATGGCTTTGACTGAAAAAGGTCAACCTGCTGTAAGAATGTCTCATAGGTCTGAGTTCAATGCTGATACTGTTAAGCAGTTGTTAGGTATTTCTCATAATCGTGTAGAACAGTTCAAAGAAGCTGCAGAGTTCCTTGGTTCTAAAAGGTATTCTGATTCTGCATTTAAGACATTCCTTGCTCAAGTATTTGGTACTTCAAATCAAAAAGACAAAGTCTTGTCTAGAACTGCTGAAAGAGCTTTGGAAATTGTTGATACTCAACCAGGAGCAAACTTTGCACCAGGAACATGGTGGAATGCTTATAACGCAGTAACTTATATGACTGACCATGAAATGGGAAGGTCTGCTGATACAAGAGCTGAGGCTGCTTGGTTTGGACATAACGCGAAAAGAAAGCTTGATGCTCTCAACATCGCAGTTGAAATGGCGGAGGCTGCGTAAGCGGCTTCCATTTTCATGGAATTTAATCTTATACAACTATTGACATCATAATGAAACTATGGTATAATGGTTGTATAAATTAAATTAATTGGAGTTATTATGAAATTTGATAAAAATGGAAAAGTGAGAACAGATGCTTATGTAGGTACATTTTCAACTAAATGTGCCGGTGATATGTTAGAGGTTGAATCTATTAAAAATGTCGTCAAGCAAGTGAATAAAGATCTTAAGTTTTACGATGCAAGGGATGCAAGAGGTTATCCTCTCAGATATAGAACATCGTTGAAAGGCAGACAGCCAATCAACAAAGTAAGACATCCAAGAACTGGTCAACTCAGAGGTTATACATACCACGGAGATGTGATTGGTGGAATGGAAAATTGTGCAGCTGTTGATGTCTATATCCACAGAAACTTAACACACCAAATGTGGAAGGACAGAAAAATCTCATGAAAATTAAGATAGAAATTGAACTTGATACCGAAAGAGATGCAAATGAAATCCAAGATCTTATTGATATCGTTGAAAGGATTAGAGATAGAGAAGAGGATGAATAAAGTTAGTTTATTTTCATAAAAACTATTGACATTTCATTATGAATGTGTTATAATAGTTGTATAAATTAAATTAATGGAGAAATTATGAAATTAGTTATTCAAACACAGTTCAGAGAAAATTATGCAGCTCACAACGAGGACTATGTCCACGGTGTTTCTGAGCCATATTGGAAGTTCAAGGGTGGCGAAACATTCGTCGTTTCTTGTTCATTTGCTGATGCAGCCGACGCTGCGTTTAGGCAATCTGCGTTTGATGCAGTTTCGTACTCTAACGAAATGGCTGAGGAATATGTTCTTGATTGGGAGATCGTCGATGACGCTGAGTTCTCAATCTCTAACCACATTGAGGAGTGGGAAACTCCAACGATGCTTTGGTTTGATGGTGAGCATTTCATGGCAACCAAGAAAACTGACAATACCGACATGGGGTATATGAGGTCTGAGATTCTCACTAAGTTTGAGTCATGGACTATCACTCCTGAAGATAGTATGTCAGATTATAAATCAACCTTCACTATGGAAGACGGTTCGGAGTTAACATATGCCGAACTTAGTTCCTACTTTTCGGAGGCAGCGTAATGAAAGATATTCTATACACTGCACTATCTATTTTTATCATATCAGTTGTATTCGTTTTCGCAGTGGCAGTTTATGCAAATACTCCTGATGTTCATGTTTCGCATTCAAGTGGTGAATGCGTTGAAGTAATAAATTATACCAAAGAAGCATTATACTCTTGTGAGAATATGCCTACTAAGTATAATAAGGTTTGGGTGAAATAATGGAAGAACTATTAAATCAAATATTCGCAGGTGTAATCCTTATAGTTGCGACAGTCTTTACTTATATCGGATGTCACATGTCTGTTGAGAAAGAGGAAAAGAAACACATCCCTTTACTTTGGGAAAAAGGTGGATTCTTAAATAAACAATATCATAAGCATTTTGATAAATCTAAAGTAAAGTATTTTGATGGAGATAATACATGAAACCTCTTATTGATTATTATACTACCGCAACTGACGCTGTTGTAAGTGGTATTAAGTCAGTGAATTGGAAACGAGTTAGTAAATTGTTATTAGTCGTTCCTTTTGCTCTTATTTGGACACCACTCTATTATGTAATAGATTATATTCATAAAGGTGCAGTGTGGTTCAATACAGCAGGTGGAGATCTTATTGAGGAGTTTATGAATGATTGAGATTTTGAAAGAAGTGACTGATTGGAATGATATGAAAATCAATAATGGTTTCTATCACGTAAATCAAGCTGGGCATTTAATTGCTCATCAGCCTTCAGGTGGTAAACTTAAAGTATTTAAAAATCCACTTAAGCAGTTTTCAAAGTCAAGACGTAAGTTTGTAAAGGTTGGAGATTATCAAGAAAAGAATAATCTCGGAGGTATTCCTGTTCCAGGAAGTAATGGGAATACTTATTATATTATCGACGGAAAATGTAACTGTAAAGGATTTCAGTTCCGTGGTGATTGTAAACATATAAGGAGCGTAGCATGAGTTTCATTGAACAAGCGACAAGAGAAGATGTCATTCGTAAATACTTTGACGCATTTAGTAATAAAGATATTGATGCCTTAGAGAAAATGTTTGATAAAGATGTTACTTTGACAGATTGGGATATATCTGCTGAAGGTTTATTGCCTGTATGTAGAGCAAACGAACAAATCTTTAGTTCTGTATTGAGGATCACTGCTATTCCTGAAGAGATTATTATTGACGGAAATAATGTTTGTGCATTGTTAACGATTGAAATAATCACTGAAGGTGTTGACCCAACAAATGATTTCGCGGAAAACCACGAATCACTTAAAGTCGTAGATTTAATAACGCTGACTAACGACCTTAAGATTAAATCAATCTCAGCGTTTAAGCAATAATTATGGACGAAAGAATCTTAAAAGAAATACAACTCGCAAGAAAATTGGCAAGAGAGATTCAATGGGTAATTGATTCTGGTGGTGTAATGCCTGTTCAGATTCTTAATCAATACAAACCTCTTAAAAAGTTTTATGACGATTGTATTGCCGAAGAAGAAGGCATCTTTTATAAGATGTAAATATTACAAAAATATTACATAAATTATAATACATTATAAATTTTTTGTATATATAGAATTGTAAGGAAAATGTCTTTCTTACAATTGAGATAAATATGAACTTTGAAAAATTTAGAGATAGCTTAGAATTATCAATGTTAGTTGGTATATTCATCCTGTCGCTATTAGGGGTAAATCCAAATGCTATTTAAAGGAATACGTAGATTTTTCACCCGAGGGTGGACAAGAACATTCTTTAAGTATTGGATTCAACCCTGGCATCCAAAGGGATGTATTAAAAACTCGTAACCAATACAAAGGAGAGGAACATGAGATCGTTCGCAAAGCGGATTGTTCTCAATAGTGAAATCTGTATCGAGTGTCTGTTGGTTTCCATTTTCATGGGAATGATGTTTTACAGCATAAGTACGATTGCATAACCTGAGTGCAATCCAAACCGGTAAGAAGGGTGGTCAAAATAGGCCACCTTTTTTTATCTTCTTTGACAGCGCCTTTGCGCTTTTCTTAAAAGCCTAAAGTTATTTACTGTAACTGCACCTGTTGTTAAACCTGAGGCAAGTTTCCATCCATACCAAAAATTTTCATCATCAGATGACAAAGCACCAAGTCCACCAATAACAAAAAGTTTTATTCCTATCATTTCATGTATCTCAGGTACTTTTGGTAGTAATGGATTTGCTTCGCTTATACAATCATATTTTAATCCACGATAAGTTGAATAGACATCAAGTATTTGAGAAGAGAAAAATAAAATATCTATCATTCGTTTTTCTCTTTCAGTCCAGTGGTCTATTGTAAAATTGTGTTCTTCTTTTACTTGCCATTTTGGGTCGTATCGTAATTGATTGAGTGTAGGAACAAACTCAGGACCATGAGGTAAATTAATAATTGCACCATTTGACATTATTCTTGCTTTACCAACAACGACTCTTTGTGCTGTTAATTGATTGTAAGGAGCTGTATGTCCTAGTCTAATAAGTTCTTTTCGTGCTTCTGAGAGTTCAGAAATAAATGGGTCCGTTGGAACAAAGCCTGAGACTGGAACTGCTAATAAAAGCAATCCTAGTAATAAACTACTTAGTCGTCGCGATAAAAATTCCATCCCAGTTCCTCGGCAGATCTTGCGTTTTCATATATTCACAACGCTCAATCCACATTTTGTAATAACCTTGCATTTGTCCTTCAAAGCAACCCATAAGGTCATTACATATTTTTATTGCTTTATCAAAATTTTGTTTCTGATAATTTGAATGCATTGCTTCGTGCATCTCTGCTGGTTTAATATATTTATCTTTATTAAGGTCTAGTACAGTGTATATACCAACTCCTACTGATTTTCCTTTTACAGCAAGATCATCTACTTTTAAGAAAAGGAATTCTTCAGGATTACATCTCCTAACTGTTTCTTCTCCTAATAAAAGTAAACATCCGTATTCTTTACATTTAGACTCGATTCTTGCAGCAGTTGATACTGCATCTCCAAGAATGTCGTAACTGTGTCGTGATGTACTTCCCATTTCACCAACATAACCAAGACCGCTATTGATGCCAGCACCCATACCAATGGGTGGTCTACCTTGTTTAATAATCTCTTCATTAAATTTCTCTACCGCTCGTAACATATTAATACCAGTCATCACCGCAGTTTTAGCGTGGTCGGTATCTTCCATTGGAGCATTATGTATATGCATACTTGCGTCTCCAATGTATTTGATAATCATTCCATTTGCATCTAGAACAGGTTGTGTAATGGCATCCATATAACCATTCATCAATGTAGTCAGTCCTTTAACGTCATCTCCAAAGCTTTCGCCTAAAGGAGTAAATCCTCGAAGATCCGAGAATACAATACTTACATCTTTTTTCATTCCGTCCTTGACAAGTGAAGGATTTTGTTGTAAAATAGTAACCACTTCTGGAGAACAATAACCAGCGAACTGTTTCATGATTTCGCGTTTCTCCAAAAATGTTAAATAGTATTTGTTGAATGAAGATTGTGCAAAAACCACTAAGGAAGCTAATGAAACCAAAGATGCATCAACAAAGGTTAATGAGGAAGTCCAAAACCAGTGACTCACTCCGTATCCGGAACCAACGAGAAGAAGACTCGTTATCACCCCAAGAGTTATGGGAAAAACATAGACCGCTACAAGGATTCCTAGACTTACTAGGACCAGAAAGAAAAGCTCAAATATTGGCTTCCAGTCGGGAATCGTTATTTGAACGCCTGAGAGGACGGTCTGAATTAACTGGGCTTGAACTTCGTGGGGATACATTGCACCCGTTGGGGTTGGTACTGGATTAGAATAGCCTTCTGCGGTTATTCCAAATACTAAAACTTTACCACTAGGTAATGGTTCTGTTATTGACTGCGATGGAAATTGATTCCAAAAGGCAATTGGTATTTCAGCAAAACTATTTGTTGTGATAGGATCTTGCTTTCCTATTCGTACCCATTCAACTCCATTAGAGCCTACTTTCATTTGATAGCTTGGTTCTCCTGTGTACACTCGAAGGGTGTCAAGTGCCAAGCTGGGGTACTGTAATCCATTTGCATTGATAACCAAAGGAGCTCTTCGCACGACGCCGGTGGGTTGGTCAGGGATAGCAACGGTGGCACCAACACCAAAAGCCCAAGAACTGAGAGCATCAATAGGGAATAAAAGCCCTGGGAATTTATAAAGCCAATTTTCATTTTGTTCTCCGAAAGTAGCAACACCTACAAAGGTGCCAACTCCATCTGATGTTTGTTGAGTGGGAGCAGAAGATAATACAACAGCTTTTTCTGCCATTGCTTCTGCGAGTAAATGATCTTCTTTAAATCTATCTTCTTCAGAGTATATTACGTTAAGAACATATAAGCTGTCGCCAGGACCGTTCCGTATGTAATCAGCAACAGAACCACGAGGCCACGGATACTGACCTTCGGCAGAGATTGCTCGTTCGTCGATGTTGACGAGGACAATTTCTTCAACAATCTCTTTTTCTTTATTCTGCTGTAGTGAATCATAATATGCATACTCTATACTTTGAACTATTGACGGATTATTTATTGATAAAAGAGCAAAGCCTGTGATAGTTATTAAAACAGTCCACCATTTTGTTAATTGCTTAAGCATCTTGCATTATTCTTGTAACACACTTACTGAGCAACCACCAACTGTATAACAATCCACTGATAAGTTATATGTTTGATTGGTTGTACCCAATTGTCTGATAAGCGCATCCGTTCCGTAAATACCGTCTAAAGTAATATTTGCTGTGTGGTTTGCGTTAGTGCCTTTTTGTCTGAACGTTAAAGTATTGTCTGAATTGTAAAGTGTAATGTTTGCTTCTTTTGCACCTGAATCTTGTTGTCTTCCATCTATCCAATTATCAGACCCAGCAACATGTAAGTTAAAATCATGTCCGTCGGTTGCACCGGTTTGATTTGTTTGATGCCACTGAAGGTGGTTATCATTACCATATAAATCTATTTCCATATAATGACCACCACCTTCAGCGCCATTATAATTCCAACCTTGTGTGGTATTATCAAAAGCAACACCTTGACCTAATTTAAATTCATTACCTGTTCCACTGATTTCATCAAACACAATCGTATTATCATTTCCTTCGTTATTATACTGAACAATTAATAAATCAAGTGACGATGCGTTGATATACGAATATTGGTCTAACATTTTAACTTCATTATCAGCACCGTATTGCTGAATCTCTAAATTTAGATTATCACCTGTCTGTTCCATAGTAATAAGATTATCTGCTAAAGCAACTAACGGTAAGGTCATTAAAATACCAAATAACAATCCTATTCCAAAGAATACGAATAAATCATTACTAGTCCAAATGTGTGGGCCGATTGATTTACGAAACATCTCCCACGCTCTTTTTTCATTTTCGTCTTTCATAATATTATTTATCCTCCTTGTCTGATTATAATAATAGAGTTTTGCCCTTGGTTAAGGTCAATGATTCCTTCGTATCCGTCAACTGAAGTGTCAATCTTTACGGATGCGTCGGATGCTAACGAAATTTGTATAATTCCATCTACGTTTCTAAAGAATATTATTCTACCGCTTTGTTCAAATATATTATATTGTGAATCTGAATTTAATCCAAAAGTTGCTCCACGTAATTCTGCTCCTAACGAACTACCTGATATTGCACTATCATCAAGCTTGACTGTTGTTTTAACTAATTCTTCAACCACGTCCAATACATCTGTTAAAAAATCAACATCAAGATAATCAATATCAAGCTCTGTAAATTCTAATGCATCATCCTCAAGATAATCAATATCTAATCCATCAAACTCTAAGAAATCTATATCAAGCAAACCTTGGTCTTTATTTGCGTCATCTGCCAATTCTTCCTCAATAGCTTCTTTCACTTCAGGAGGTGGTGATACAATAAACATATTATCAATCATAGCAGGAGTAATACCTTGCATTTGAATTTGTCTTGTGGGAGGAGTATCTAAGCTACTTACCATCGTAGCAGCATAAGCTTCATCTAAGGTAATTGTACCACCAAGATTTGATACCTCTATACTACCTGAAGGATTACCATATTGGTCAGGCAAGAGTATTACAAGTGATCTTCCTAACTCATCAATGGTTGTTGTGAAATCTGTTCCACGAACTGATACTGTTGCCGTGGGTGTTGAAATGTCAATGTTATTCTTATTGACCATTCCTAAACGACCAGACGCAAATCGAGCTGTGCCTAATGCCATACGCATTGTCATTTTTGATTTACTTGGATCTGGGTCGTAGTATACTTTGTCTATGTATACTTTTGTGTTTTCTGTTAAACTGAGTTCTGCTTTATCAAGGAACTGAATAAGCATTCGGCCATTCTCAGTTTCGGCTGTGTCGTTCATTTCAACTTCTGGAACAAATGCACTAGAAACAACAAGCTCTTCACCTGCTTCTCTAATTAAAGAAGCTGAACCTTTATGTTCAACGATTGCTCCAATTGGATCCGAGCTCGACAATGCCACTCCCGAAAGTAGTAGCAGTGTCGAACACAGAATTAAATTACGAATCGTTTGAACTGTCTTTCTGATTAATTTGAATTGTCGCATTTTCAGAATCTATGTCCAAAGTGATTATTCCATTACAAGTAGTTACACCTGTTGGACAAGTACCACTGATTTGGTTAATATCAATATCAGCAGAAGAACCAACGTGAGTCACGTTAATTTCATGCTCCGCTCCGTCTTTCTGTAATGTCTTGATATTATTACTTCCACCAGTAATATCAAAATTCCAAATTGCGTCGTCAACATCAATGTCGACATCAAAAATGTTACTGTCTCCAATAACTGTTAAATCAAAATCTAATCTTTCAGCACTTGCATTATAACCTTGGTCAAAGTCCATAGTGTTAGAATCACCAGTAAAGTCAACATCAAATGTTGAACTATCCGATGAACCAACATAACCTACGTTCCAATCCCAAATGTTAGAATCTCCAGTCCATAATAAGTTAGCAGTTGTACTGTCACCTATGTATGTTCCGAATAATAAGTTTTCGTTACCAATTTGGTCAATGTTAAAAGTTAACGATGAACCTGTAATTGGCATAGCGCTTGAGCTTGACGAAAAATCATCTAACCCAATTTTGTTACCGTAACCATATTGGTCGATATACAAAGTAAGAGTATCACCATCTTGTTCGATGTTGATTTCATTATCGTCAGTCGCTTGTGCGAATGCTACATTGTTGAAAGAGAATAAACATAATAAAGATAGGCCTAATATTCTTTTCATTATTCTTCCTCTATTTTATTGTTAATAGTCCAGAAGCCACGTTCGTCGCCCTGGTATACCATCTCTAGTACTGCAGCTTCAATTGCTGTTCGTACTGCATATGTCACACTCTCATTATTTCCAATCCCGTCCTCATATTCAATCAATTGAGTACCTTGCTCTATAAAGCGGAAGACGTCTCCTCCTGAACCGTAGCTCAAGATTGATTTCTTTGCTTGGACATTTAATAATATCTCACCTGTAAGAACCGAAACTGCACGCACAGATACTGTGACTACATCTTGACGATACTGACGGCTAAAGCTAATACCTAAAGTTCTAGCTCCTCGGCCTCCGGTCTTTACATTACTATCATAACCTATGATGCCGCCCTCAATAATCATTCCTGCGAATAATAAAGGTCCAACACCTTTTGGTTCTTCGCCCAGTTTCTTCGCCGCTTCATCACGACCTGAACGAATAATCTGTCTTTCTCTAACAAGAGCATCAATCCCTTGTCTTTCTACAACTCTAAACCAAGTTCCCCCACCTGCTGTTTTCAGAGCGTCTATTAATAATTCTGTTCCACCTTGAGTCACAGCAGTTGAAAAACTTTGTCCTGTCTGTGAATCTTTTCTTTGTCCTGTTTTATCTATAAAATTGTAAACAGCAACCACAGGCATATTTTCTGCAGGTGGTAAATTCAGTAAATCAATGTATGAAGGTAACTTTACAACTTCAGGTTGCTCTACACATATTTGTTTTGTCTCAATATATTTACGAGTACCTGTTTTGATTTTATCAATTACTAAGCCATCTCCATTTTCATCTCTAACTTTATTAAATCCTTGCGCATACTTACCTTCACCGTATTCACAGTTCGCAGGTCCTTCTGACCACTGCGGCATTTGCGCACAACTTGCTAAAATTAATGTTGAGAGGAGTGCGGATAATAATTTAGCCATTTGGATCGCTTCCAAAGTTTCCTGTTCCTATCGGAATCTCAATAACAGTTGTCGTACCATCTTCATCTACAATTGTCATCTTAATAAATTCTGTACCGTCTGCATTTGTAATAACTTCATATGTTACTGTTGAACCTTCTAAAACAAAAGATCCAAACCTTACTGCGTTATCGTTAGAGAACATATTGTCCACCAACTGTTTTGCTAACTGAGCATAAATTCTACTCTCAAGGTTTCTTATAAACTTTGATAACGTTGAATTGTCCAATTCTCTTTGTGCTGCACGTTCAGCTGCATCTAATGCATCTCTGATTGCTTTCTTTCTTGTATGTTCTTGATTCTCGATAGTGAGATAATGAGCACCAGTTCCAACACCGCTGAAACTTGGATTTTTAAACTTATGTACGATAGGTTCTCCGTATGCTTTACCTGCTGCTAAAAACAGATACATTATTACAATAACCCAACCTATTCCTAATAAAGCTTTATCAGTCTTGTTGTCCATCTTTCTCACCTTTTTTCTTCAATTCTTCTATTTCTTTATACTTAAGAACAACATCAACCTTTTGTTGTAATCTTATAAGATCTTGGTCAAGCATTCTCATTCTATCAATTAACCTAATCAAAGCCATGTGTTGCTTATCAATTTCCGGCTGAAGCTTGTCGTTTACAAACCTCCAAACAAAATATACAAAGTACCCAAGTCCTACCACCATCACAGCAGGAAATCCGTACTCATTAACTAAATTCGCAATGTCCATTATTTTAATCTCTTCTTACGTCAACTTTTCCGTCTTCAACAAAATTTTCAGCGCGAGCTACTCTTTCAATATCCGGGTTTAACCCTAAGGCACTCGAAACAAGAAGGTCAATCTTGACCATCTCATTGGACATTGTCCTTGCTCGGTTCTCTAATGATTCGGCAAACATTGTTAGTGTACCAATGTTATCAATAATTCCTTCAAAGATTTGCTTAATAATAATGAATATAAAGAATCCCATTGTAAGAGCGCCAGCAATAGGTAAACCAACGTCAGATATTAGTTGAAATATTTCTTCCATACCGTTATTTATACACAATGAATATACCAATACGAAACCATAAAGCTTAAATTGGCACTTCTAGAGGCTTCAGCTCTGGCGTATGATACAATATACTATGATCATTTGTGATTACTAGAGGACATTTTAGAGTGAATAATAATCGCAAATAATATAACAAAAAGTTCTAAAAATAACTGAAAAAAGTTGTTGACATTTCAAGATAAACCTGCCATAATATACATTCAATAATTGAAACAGAGATGGAAAACATGACTTTAGAAACAATCCTAATTGAAGACATCAATACTTTTCGTGGTTCTCGACCTGCTGGGTTTGACTTGATTGAATACGAAAAAGGAACTGATCCTATGGATGGATTTGTTCTTTATGGATTTGATGAAATTGGTATGATGGTTCCTCCATCAAAAGCTGCACATTGTTTTATGAGTACTGGAGTATAATTATGGAAAACATTCAAAACATCGACCGAAAGGTATTAGCTTTACGAGAAGCTGAAACAGCAATGTTATCTCTTAACAGCCACCTTGGGAAGGAGTATTTCCCTCCTGAAACTTTGGCAATGATTTCTGAGCTTAAAGTTGATTTGGCTGAAATTCGTTATTCTCAAGAAAATGAAATTTCTTAAAAAAACTATTGACATCATAAAGAAACTATAGTATAATAGTTCTATAAATTGGAAAAAGGAAATATATTATGTTAACTAAAAATGAAATCTCGCAAATCAACACTTTGTTCTCTAAGATGGAAGGTGGTGATTTTAAAATGGTTGCTTCTTTGTTCAAGCAACATCAAACTAACGTTGCTCAAATGGCAACAGGAAACTTCTCAACAGGAGATTCCGTATTCTTCGTAAACAGGTCAGGAGAAAAAATCTCCGGAGTTGTTGAAAAAGTAATGCAAAAGAACATTAAGGTTTCGACTCCTCAAGGTATTTGGAGAGTCCCAGCCACCATGCTTAAAGCATCATAGGTCGTTCTGACCAAATCCGAAGAGCCTGTCGTCTGATGGGCTTTTCTTTAGTGTTTACGCCTCGGTGGTGAAATAGGTAAACACAAGAGACTTAAAATCTCTCGCTCGTAAGAGCTTGTCGGTTCGATTCCGACTCGAGGCACCAAATATAGGACTGTAGCTCAATGGTTAGAGCATCCGTCTTATAAGCGGAAGGTCGGTGGTTCAACTCCACCCAGTCCTACCAAGTAGTAGGAGAAGTGGCAGAGTGGTTGAATGCACAGGTCTTGAAAACCTGCGAACTGAAAGGTTCCGTGAGTTCGAATCTCACCTTCTCCGCCAAATCCGGAGTATAGCGCAGCCTGGTAGCGCATCTGCTTTGGGAGCAGAGGGTCATAGGTTCGAATCCTATTACTCCGACCAAATTAACCAACAGAGGAAATGTTTAGTAATGAAAAATCGTTATGGTGATGAGTATCATTGGGAAAAACTCAATGACAAAGAGTACCGGTTTCACATGACTGGTAACTCAATGAAGTACTGTCGTTTCGGTGGTAAACACCTTGAGGAACATATTGATTATAGTAATCTTGGTATGTTTGACCCAAGCGGCGGCCCGTATGTTGGGATTGGTTCTAAGATTTACTTTGATGAGATTCAAGGTGGTCAGAAGGGCGATGAACCTTTGATTGTGGAACGCATTCGTTGGACTGATGATGTCATGATTATAGAGGTGAGTGATGAGTGAACAAAACTATTTTCCAGATAACTGGGTTATCCTAAAAATTAAAGAAGGCAAGTATGACAAAGGTTTCTACAAAGTGCTTGCTGGTTGGTCAGGTGGATATCTTTCAGGTGACAGTTGGCGTATGAACAGTGGTATCACCAAAGTAACCGAAGAAGGCGACCATTTGAAGTTTTGGGGTGCATCAGGTAGTTGCTATGTGTGTCACAAAAAAGGTTATCGCTTGACAATGGCTAACAGTGGAGTGTATAATCAACTCAAAGAGAATGAAGTATTTGAAGGTCAGATTACTCTGATGCCTGAAGATACTAATTGGATGGTATTACAAATGGAGTATGGCCATGAGCGATGACAAGTATACAGATATTGTGAGCGATGGTGGTATGGATCCTCGCAATAAACAGTCTGAAGCATTGGATGCACTGACAGAACTAAGCCAAGAAATAGAAAAAGCTCGTAAGCAGTACGAAGACGATAATGACGATTGGTGGAACGGGCTAACTGAACAAGAACGTGAAGATGCGTTCTATGCTGTGTGTAAGCGTATACACAAAGCAGAGCTACAAGACCGCGGCAGTTATCGTTATGCACTGTATGATGTGTTCGGGTTTGACATCAGCATGTATGGTCGTGGTATGGACTGTGGCTACATGGCTATTCACAATGCTATCTTTGATGGCGAGGACCTGCAGGCTATGAAATGTGTCACACGCTTTGAAGTAATTGACGATAATGGACGAACTTATGTAAAGTATCTCAATAAAGAAGAAGGAATCTTTTATGCTTTACAAGATGATAACAGAACATTAAAAGTCTTTATTGACGAGCTAAGTTGGAAGGAATACTTATGATTACCTACAGCACTAACTGGATGGGTCCAATTAATCTTCACTGGTATAAAGAGCGAGGACTGCTTGAAGCCGATAGTGTAACTCCAACTATTCAATACTCAGCCGGACGTATAGACATTCGTGGTCTTGACGAAGAAGAATATTGGTGTGGTCAGGACGAATACAGTTTGCCTGTGATGCACGGTGAAGACTGGAATGCGTTCAGTGATTGGCTAGATGAGTTTGAATCGGAAGAACAAGTACCGTACGATGAACTGATTGCGTTATTTGAAAAACACTACGGCAAAAAGATTAGGTGGGCAGATGACAATGCCAAATGAACGCCGATGGGCTGTAAATAATACTCGACAGTTTTTAGTTGATTTAATGAATCCTAAAAAGACTCCACGTGTTCCTAAGGAAATTCGCAAAGAAGCATATCGTTGCTTGAAGCATTATCCTGGTGATTACTATATGGAAAAAGCGGCCGAACAGGCACCTGAAATTTTTGGCGATTGGGAGTATTACAAAAATGACTAAATACATAGTTAGTATAGAAGAGGACCCAAAAACTGGAGAACTGATTTTACCTATTCCCGATGAACTAATAGTTGAAATGGGTTGGAGCGAAGGTGACGAGCTCGAATTGGAAGAAACCTTAATATGTGAAGAATACAGTGAATATCCTGGATATACCTTGAGGAGGACGTTTGAAAATGAAGGTTGAGCTTGAAGTTGATTATAGCACTTGGATTCGGCCGGAAGGTATTTTAAAATCTATATATGTTGGAGACAATTGCGAGCCCGAATGGGAAGAAGTACATACTTGGAAAGAATTAATTGACAGCAATTTAGAAGGCTACAAAGTACCTGGAGTAGATAAATTTGCAGAGTATCATAAAGAAGATATAGCATCTCTGATTGAAGGTTTAGAACAAGCTTCTGAATACATAAAAGCCCGTGTTGAAGAAATAGGCTTTTTTACTATTGACATTTAGTTAAACTTTTGATATAATAGACACTATGAATTTATTTATTTTAGATGAAGATCCAATATTAGCTGCACAACAACAATGTGATAAGCATGTTGTTAAGATGGTTATTGAATCTGCACAGATGCTTTCAACAACTCATCGTATGTGTGACGGTATAATGGAACGTAGACCTTCAAGAAGTGGTTCTATGCTACAATATTTTTATCTTGAAGATAAAGAAAGAGAAAGGACACTGTATAAAGCATGTCATTTCAATCATCCGTGTACTATTTGGACAAGAGAAAATACCGCCAACTATAATTGGCACTATAAACATTTTGTTGCATTGTGTAATGAATATACACATAGGTATGGAAAGATACATGCAACCGACAACAAATTAAGAAACGCCTTAAAGGCACCTCCTGAAAATATGAAGAGGTCAAATAAAAGAACACCATTCAGACTTGCTATGGCATCAAACCCAGAGTGCATATCTGAAAATGCGGTAGAATCATACCGTGCGTTTTATCATACAAAGCAAAATCGTTTTAGTATGACATGGTCAAAACGTGATATACCTGAATGGTGGAATGCGACTGAAGTTGCTTAAATTATAATTAGCAATATAGAAAGGAGAGTTCTTATGGAACAAATAGCAGAGCAATTAATGTACGATGCGAACAAAGGCTTCATTAATAAAAATGATCTTTTATTAGCTTGTTTGGAAACTATGACAGAAAACCAAATATATAAAATGGCTATTAAAAATGATTTTATTATTACTGAAGATGATAGCGCAATTACTAACCCAAGTCAGATAGATGACGACACACAATCAATACAAGAAAAAATTATTGATGCAGTCTTAGCAAGACATGGAGATTAATATGGATAATTGGACTTATTGGTTAACTGCTTTAATATTTACTTGTGTAGGTTGGTTTATGGCAAGAAATGAACCTCCTTCATTCAAGCATTCAAAAAGAATCACTCAAGAAACAATTGATACACTAATTGAAATGGGTTATCTTAAAACTCAAGGATTGGGAGATAACCAAGAATTAGTTAAATGGTACGACACGCAAAAGGAAAATGATTAAATGGAAATTACACCAATTAGCCCCACTTGGCCAACTAATTATTTCAACAAAGTTGAATATGATACTCGTGTAATAAAAGCAGTAACTAAAGTAGGTAACGATTTTCAACAAGAAACAGTATATACGTACGACAAGTATGGCAGATTAGAATCAACTGTCGTTCATAAATCAAATATTACTGAAATATGATTACTGACTTTACATTATTTAATGTCTCTATTATTAATCCATCCACAATGGAAAAAATTGACCAAGGTGAGATGAGATATAAACATGCAAGAGATTTTGTTAATAAAATGGATGCAAAAGGAATTCCTTGTATTGTTGAAGCTACCGAGGATTCTGACGTAGCAGATTTCATATTATCAAATAATTAAACTTTTTTCATAAAAACTATTGACATCATAATGAAACTATAGTATAATAGTATCATATTGAGGGAAACACCCCACCAACAGAGACAATTGGTGAATGGATAACCTGAGTCGAATAGAAGATCTTATCAATCGGAAGGCTCAAAGATATAGGTGGACAACCCGACTGGCAGCTGAAACTGTTGAGTATATCCAATCGTAACAGATATATTCGGCAGAGTAATGAGAGGGCCAGTACTGGAAAGTACGTAATTATACGGGTCAGAACGAATCAATACAGTGGGTATGAAAGCGTCTCCGTGTATGAAGAAACGCTCGATACTGAAGTCGGCCGAGAGCCGCGCACTGTGAAAGAGATAGGGTTAGGGTTTGCACCCAAACCGACACAAGACGGCAGTCTAGGATCTTTCTCCTTTCACGACAGATAGTAGGTGAGAATCCTACCTGAAGGTCTGGAGTTAACAAGTAACAGATAAGTCCGAGAGACGTACCTACGAATTTTAAGTTTTTTAGATTAGAATACTACGATTAACAATTCTACACTATTTAACGAATTACGTTAACAAAGTATTCTAATCACCAAGGTAGTTGAAACCCCTGACTAGTCATCAGGTCCTTTAGAAAGGCAGTAAGACCAATTGACGATTGTGACACTGAAGTTCAATACCTAGGCGGACCTTAACATACCTTTGATAGGCGTATATGGAAGGTCCGCCGCTTTTTATTCGGCCCGTTCGTCTAGTGGTTAGGACACATGGTTTTCATCCATGCAACAGGAGTTCGATTCTCCTACGGGCTACCAGATTATGAAAGAGATGATACAATTAATAAGAGAAATCGTTTGGTGCTTTACAGCAATTACAATATTAGCAATGTTAATACTTTGGTATGAAGGAGCTTTTACTAAAAGTTGCTTTAATTTATTGTGGACAGCAATGGTATGAAACGGTTAGCAGAATATTTAAATATATGTAAAAAACATTGGAAAGAAATATTTGCCTTATCTTTTGTAATGCATTTCATATTTGATTGGTTTGTATTCCTAGCAGGATATCTTATAGGTAAATACTTATGAAACCAGAGACAAAGAAGATTCACAAAGAAACTTCATTTCAAATCGCAACTGGCCTAGCCATAAATTACCCCCTAAACCTCTTTTTGCTCTATATCTATATAGAACGGTTTGGTATAACCGACCCTGTCATACTGGGCACTCTGGTCACTGCTGTAATGACTATTGTAGCATATACACGTATCTTTTTAATTCGTTCCTATTTCTCTAAAAAATAATTCACTTTTTTCTCATAAAACTATTGACATTCGTTGTGAGATAGAGTATAATAATTGTATATTAAGGAAAAAGGAGTTTAAATGGAAATAAGAATATTAGGAAACCAACCGGAACCATCATTAACAATGGACGGTTACGAAATCGTTGATTTTGAGGTTAGAACAAAAGATGAGAATCTTTTTGAAAAAGGAAAGAAAATCGTCAACGATTATATCAATCAAAACCCAACTTGGGAACAATGTCAATTATTCATTGATGACCCAATGACAGTTGGTATCTATCCGCAAGATTCTGAAGGTGCGGCTTTTAACGAAATTGTTTTAAAATTAGAAAAACTTGGCTTTTATGGTAAAGCTGCTGGTTATAGAGAGGTTGCTTAATGAAATTATTTGAAAAATGGACTAAACTTGGCAATGATACTTTCGGAGATACTTTTGAACAGTGTCAGTTTATCAAAGATGGTAAAAGATACGTAGGTATGATTAAGGAGTTTGGAGAAAATCATATTAGTGTTAAGCCTATGTCGATTGATTACAAATCAGCAATCTTTATGGAAAATGTTCCTATGGTTAAACTTACAAAAGAGATGTTTGATAAAGTTAACTTAGAACTATGGGATGATGCAAGAGGTTGTGACAATTCAGCAATTGGAGTTTCTGGTTGTTATGAACCTTGGACTAATTTTATTTGGGAATAAAAAAAGAGGAACCCCGAAGGATTCCTCTCAAGTGGTTTAGTTTGACCTAAACTCTTCTTATTATAACGAGTTCTTAGAATAAGTTAGCGATTGTAACTTTTCTGTAGTACTTGTTAAGATCAGCAGTAAGTGCTCCAAGACCTTGGCTAGAAACGTCACCTTGAGCAAATGGGTTTGAAACCATTCCGTAACGTGTCTTAAATCCAATTTTTGGTTGGAAGCTGTTTTCACCAACCGCACGAACCATTTGTAATGGTACGTATGGGCAGTAGAATAAACCTGCATCAAATGCAGATGAACCCTTGTAACCAACTACTAAGTAGTTAGCACCTGCGAATGGGTCAACATATACTCTGAATCTACCGTTAAGAACACCAGCAAAAGTATTACCTGTGTCATCAACTTCTAGAGAGTTAGAGTTTAGAGCAGGAGTGTAATCCAACACACCAGCCATTTGTAAAGCAGAGGCTACGTCAGAAGAACAAATAACAACGTTACCTTTTCCTCTTCTTGTTCCTTTAGCAATTGCATTAGCTTCTTGCTCGATTTGGAACATTAAACCTTTGAACTTCTCAACAGACCATCTTCCGTTTGCATCAACGTCTAAGTCGAATGTACCCGGAGTAGCAGCGCCAGCAGCACCAACAACAGCAACGTCATAAATTGTTCTAATAACTTCACGGTTGATTTCTGTTAAGATTTCAGTTTGAAGAATATTAGCTAATTCAGTTTCTGCGTCTAGGCCGTGAACAGCTTTAAGATCTTGAGCAAGCTCAGTTGTGTATTCTGCTTTTAAAGCACGAGTCTTAGCAGCAACAGTTACTTTCTCGATAGAGAATGCCATTTCTGCATAGTTAGTACCAGCACCGTCGCCTAAGGCTTCAGCAGCAGCTGTAGTCATACCTGTACCAGTAGTGACAGCAGCACCAGGTAAACTATTAGCGTGAGTACCTGTACCAGAGAAGTCTGTATCAGCTTCGTTGTACATTGCTTCTGCACCACCTTGTGAACCATATCTTGCGCGCATTGCGAAGATTAATCCTGTAGGACCAGTCATAGGCTGAACACCACAGATATCGTATGCGATCATGTTAGGAACAGCACGTCTTACCAATGAGATAAGAATTGGGTCATAACCTGCACCAGGACCTGCAGCAGCAGAACCACCTGTAAATCCACCGGTTGCGCCGACGTCATTAGTAGGTGCTTCAGAAAGCAAGCTAGTCATGTTAGCAGATAAGTCACCAGTTTCAGCTAGTGCTCTTTCTGTGTTCTCAAGAATAGTAGCTGTAACTGCTTTTCTATGAGAATCGTTAATTGGTGAAAAAGATTCGTGCGCTAAAATTGGCTCCCACTTTTCCACTAGTCTTGTATAGTTATCCATTTTGGATCTCCTTTATTTAATTTAAATTTAATTAAAAAACCAAATTCAATTATTCTTTACTTCTTAGTGTTGAAAGCTTCAACTAGAGCATTAATAGAAGTGTAATCAGAAGCTGGTTTAGTTACTTCCTGTTCTTCTAGAATAATTTCGTCATTTTCTTCTTGAACATCCTTATTTTCTACAATAGGTTTGTCGCTGAAGAAAGACTCCTTAATTACTTGAAGATTTTCTGCATAAGCTTCTAAATCTTCAATATCAAGCTTTTCAGACAATACTTTCAATCTCTCTACCTGGTTCTCAGATAAACCTTCTGAAAGTTCGTCAAATTTTTGTTCTGCTTTGAAAGTTTGAATTTCTTTCTGTAATTCAATGTTCTCATTTACGAGGTCATTTGCTTTTCCTTCCAATTCAGAAACAGTTGTTTCTAAGTTAGACACAACGTCAACTGATTCTTCAGAAACAGTAACATTATGTTCTACGAATAAGTTCTTAAGACCTGACATTAATGATTCCGCCATCTCAACCTTAATTCCAGATTCGATTGCGATTTCATTCTCAGACATCCACTCAGATACAACGTAATCTAAATACTTATCAACATTCTCAGAAATGGTATCTAATTTCTCAGTTACTGCTTCTTCTAATGCTTCGTCTAAAGACTTAGTTAATTCTTCACGAATTGTCTCAGTTCTTTTATTTACTTCTTCGTTTAATGCGGCTTCAAATACAAGACTAATCTTGCCTTTGAATTCTTCGGATAAATCTTCGCCTTCAATGATTGACTCAATTGAAGATTCTACAACTACTTCCTCTACGGTTTCAACTTCAGCGTCAACTTCAGTTTCTTCAGCAGTAGGTACAGGCTTGCCTGCATCTGTTTGGCCAGGAACTACTTTCTTACCGTCAGCTGCTCCTTTTGGCTCGTCAGTTGTTGTCTTCTTCAGCTTGTCCTTTTTACCTTCTCCACCTTCAGGTGTTACAGCATCAGGGACCATTGAGACTCCATCATCAGCAACGAATTTTTCTTCTACGTTTGCCATTATTTTTCTCCTTTAAATTTGTTTTTAAAATTTACAAATATCTTTATAATAAACTTGACTGTTTTTATTTATAAAAAGTTAATTTCTCAAAGTACGGATAAATGTTTCAAACATTCTTGTTGCCGTTGCTTCGTCAATAGTTTTTACTACTCTGTTAACCTTTTTCTCAACTTCTTCTTGGATATCCTGAATAACTTCAGTAGCTCTCCAATTCCCAGAAGCGATATCGTAGTAATATTCAACGTTCTCCATGATACCATTTACGAACGCGTTTGGTGCTGAAGGGTCAGTAACAATATCTACAGTAGAAAGGTGGAAATCCTTCTGCACTTCCATAACTCCATTTCTACCTGCCTTGACCGAACCAAGACCTCGAGTCGAAACTCCAATCTTTACTCCTTCGTCTAATAGGCTTTTAACGATTTCCCCCATCGGTGTTGATAAGATTTTAGCTTTACCATAAAAATCGTTGCCATCTCGTCTCATGTCAGTAATTAGATGTGAAACGCGATCCCCGTTGATTTGTGGACCATCAGGGTGACCTAGTTCTCCAAGAGCACGTTTAGTTTCAATAAACTCTTTATTATAGCGATCCATTTCGCTTTCTAAAGTTGCACTTGGATAAATTCTTCCATTGCGATTTTTAATATCGCCTTGCATAAAAATTCCTTCGATAAAGTAATTCTTTTTGCCGTCTTCTTTAGCTTCAGTAATTACCTCTACGGAATCTTCTCTATATTCTGTAATTAAATTCATTGTAGATTCTCCTTCGCAAATGTAAGGATTTCGTTATAACCTGCTTCGTCAGCGATTAGAACGTTATACATTTCGGTTGTATTAGTTTCATTTAATTCATCAAACATATTATTTAAAATGTTAGCATCTTCTTCTGATACTTCAATTACTTCGTCATTTTGTAATTGAAACTCACCAGCTTCAATTGATTCATAAGCTGCTGTATACATCTTTGCTGCTGATAAAGGTTTACCGTTAACCATTTGGTCACCTTTACTATAAGCATACAATGATTTAACATTAGAAAATACTTCTGCTAATTTATTTTGCCACCATTCTTCAGGATCTTGTCCTTCCATTTTTAGATATTCTTGGATTTCTTCAGCGGCATAACAAATGAAATGTAGTTGTTTCATCATCATAGGAATTTCTTGTTGGGGACTTTCAAGCAATTCTTCCTCTGTTGATACTTTTGCTAACATTTCTTTAAATGTCATTGATAATGTTTTACCATTACTATCTTTAATAGTGACTGATGTTGGACCTGTTTTAGGTTTACCATCACCTTTTAAAACTTTTTTCTTTTGTACTTCAGGTTCGATAGTTTTAGCAGAATCTGTTTCTGATTCTTTAGTTTCTGCCTTTTTAACAGGTTTCTTTTCAGCATTTAGCTTATCACCTGAACAACCACCTTCCTCAATACCTTTAATCTCATTGCCACAGCAAGAACATTCTTTACCGATTTCTTCAACCTTATGTTCTCCACCACAGTGTTCACAAGATTCGTCGCAACCGCAAGAAGCCTTTAATTCTTCTTCCATTGATTCTTCGTCATCTCTCTTTTCGTCTTTCTTTTTATTGACTCCAAGAATTTCTGTAATAGATTTTTGTTCAGCAACTTGCTTACCTGCACCTGCACGTTGTGGCAAAGTTTGAGCAATTTTAGTTTTATACGCTAAGTCGTAACTCGTATCGCCTTCTTGGTCAGCAGGTCGCTTACCATCCTTACCTACTCTTCCAGGAATCTCACCAGTAAAAACGTGGTCAGGAGCAACAGGATGTTTAATCACCTCAATTGTATGTTGGTCCTTAAAGCGTCTTTCTTCAGGTGCTTTTGGTTGAGCAATTTCTGAGACGAGATCTTTAAAATTTTTCATATTTAGTCCCTAGTTTTATTTACACTATACTTTTATTTATATTATTAATATGCATCATCTTCTGCATGTCCACCTTGAGCCTTTTCATCTGCAATTTCATCTTCCATTCTTTGCGCATCTTCTTCAGACATTTGCAGAATATTTTGAGTAATCCACTGATGAGAGAAATACTTTCCTGTGTAATCGGATATATCCCTTAAAGTATTCAATCTTTCTCTCAGAATCTCAGCTTCCTTTAATTCCTCAAAATAATTATCTTTAACAAAATCATAACGTATATCATTACGGATTTCGTTAAATTCCTCAGGTGTTAAAATTCCTTTTAGAATTAATTGTTTCTCTAATACCATATTGAATATCCATGAGAAACGTGCACGAATTCTTCTAATAAATTTACCAAACTTCAGTTCATCTCGAGTAATCTCTGATGTTCTACCGAAGGTTGCCATTGCCTCTGGTTCTAAACGCGATAAGGGTACTTTCAACGCTTTATATAATTTACGTTGAAAATACTCTAAGTTTTCGTTACCACTCAACCCTGGTGCATTACCTCCTGCGAGGGTATCAACTTCAGTTGACCTTTCTCCACCACGACGAGGGAACCAAAAGTCCTCAGTCATTGTTAGCATCTTACGAGAATCAGTAATCTGTCCTGATTCTGAATTGTACTGTAACTTGTTCTTATGTCGAGCCATCATATCTCTAAGATATTGCTCTGCCTTATTCTTTGGCAAGTTACCTACATCAATATAAAAAATTCTTCTTTCTGGTGCTCTTGTTAACGTGTATATTACAACAGCATCTTCCAACATTCTCAGCTGATTTAAAGCTTTACCTGCTGGATGTAAATGAGATAATACTAAACTATTATTCTCATTCATCAATCCTGAAGTTACTCTTGCTATAGAGTCCTTCGCAATCTTTACACCTGTTGTACTTGAAGTACCACCGGCTCCTGTACCCGCATTCTGAAACCCATTTTCAGAATACATATAATACTCATTTTTAACTTTCTTAACAGGTATTCCTGAATGCTTATCTTTACTCTTCTTGTCTACTTCTCGTATCAATTTTAGTTTACGAGGGTCAACATATCTTAATTCTAAAACACCTTTCTTTACATCCTCAGGGTCAATAATAATATGATAATTTAATCTTCCGTCAACGTAGAACTTGAAAAACATATCATATGCATTGTTTGTAAAATCAAATAATGCAAGTATATTGTCAAATTCTTTAACAACCGACTTCTTTACTTTATCTGATAAAACTGTTTCTCCTAAAGAGATTTCAACAACTCTATCATTTGTATCAACACTAATTGCCTCATTCACAATGTCATCAATTGCCTGAGAAACCTCAGGCTGCATTGACATGTGACGATATCTTGTAATTAACTCAGATTCCGTTTTAGCGGAACCTTCCATATCAAGTATCGTATTATAAAAACCACCTAGAGCATTACCAACCGTAATCGCTCCATCATCATTAGAGGGTTCGGCAAAAGAAACCGGTAAAGTGGTCTCCTCCTCTGCCCTCTTTATATCAAAGCCAAAAATTTTCAAAATATCACCTATTATTTAATTATGTAGTTGGAATACCAGTATTTCCTTCGACTGTCCATAAGTCATAGTCGAAGCCTACTGTAAATTCCTGAATACCTGCTGCGGTATCCCATCCCATTGCCATTGAGCTAACGGATGTTGGGAATAATCCCTCAAATTTATATGTTCTAAGAGGATCTCCATTTTTACTGAAATGCGTAATTAATGCATCAGTTTTATAATCCTGGGGTAAACCAGAAATATTTCCTTGGTGTGAATTAATAGAATTCATCCACGCTTCCATAGAATTGCGAATTTGATAATCCTCATCATTAATAACTGTCACTTCCCAAGTAGCGAATGTTCTATCACCTGCATATGCAATCTGTCTTCCGAAATAATTCACTTTGTAAGAAGCGATATCGGAAGCAGGAATGTTTGCACCTTTAACCATGAATGGAATTTTGAAATCAGCCACCGGGTCAACAGGGTTTAGAATTTGCACTTGGAAAAGATTAGCTCGAGCACCACCGCCAGTTAACTGGGATTTGAACTCATTAATATTAAACGCCATTCTTATTCTCCTTTATTTAATAATTATTTATTATGTTAGTGACCCAACGATTTCATCAAACTCTACACCGCTTCTTGTTGCCACGAAAGTTAATTCGATAACATTAATTGAACGCGCAGGTTTAATAAAGATATTAGCTCTGAACTTACCTTGGTCAATAACCGCAGGTGTATTAACAGTTGTATCAGAAACTACTCTAAAATCAACAATTCCTCTTTTACCTTGAATGTCTCTTAAGAATGGTTCAACGATTCCTTTGAATTGTGATTGAGTAAACTCATCGTTCAATTCAAATAAGAATCCTTCGGCTGCATTGGCAATTGCCTTTTCAACCGCTATAAACAATCTTCTAACATTAATACTATCAAATGCAGAGTTAGCACCTAATCCTGTTTTATCACCGAATAGAACAATTCCTCGTCCTACCTGAGCCATAACTGGATTAATATTTGAACTATACAATTGGTCTCTTTGAGCTTTGTTAGGATTGAAAGCAAGCTT